CCAGGGCGCGCAGGCGGTGGGCACGGGCGGGGCTGTGGGTCATGGCGGACCTCAGACGTACGTGATGTTTTCGATCAGGCCGCCGAGGCCGTAGTCCTCGACGACGTATGCGTCATTGCTGGATTCGTAGTTTTCGACCCGGTCGCGCTTGGCGTTGTCGACCACAGTGCGGCGCCGAGCGCCCTCTTGCCAGTAGATGGACAGGTTGTCCAGACGGGTGATGAGCAGTTTGCCGGCCGGGAAGAATGGTGCCCGCACGGCCTGCAGGCCGCCGACGCGCTTCTGGCTGATGATGAGGTCCGCCGCCATTTGCTCGGTAGGCGGCTGGGTGACGTTGACCAGCGGGAAATATTTGTCCGCCAGCATGTCGCGGCCGAGGATTGCCACGAGCTCGGTGTCTTCCCGGTACCAGGGGTCGACGAGGTTATTGACGGCGTCGAACACCAGCGAGTCGAGCGTCTTGTAATCGCCAGTGGCGCCGACCTTGACCTGGCCAGACGCAGCGACGACTTCGGTCATGACGCGGGCGGCGGCGTCGACGCGGTATTTCTGCAGCCAGCCGATGTTTACGTCCTGCAGCAGCGGGTTTGTCCCCAGGTTGCTGGTGGCTGCGCGGCTGATGCCGTTGAAGCCGATCATGATCCGATCCAGCGCTTGGCGGCGGATGATGGCGTCGCGGATCCGCGTCTGGAAGTCCGGGAATTTCGCCCACGCATCGAGCTTGCTGTAGGTGAGGAAGGTGTCGAAGTTGGTCTGGGTGCACTGGTAGCCGGATGCGTCCAGGACGGTAGGGTCGGTGGGCGCGCGGTCGGTGGTGGCGGTGTTCGTGGTGCTGGCGATGGGGCCAGAGACGCCAAGGCCTATTTTTTCGCCCTGCTGCTCGACGACGCCGATGGCGTTGATGCGGCTCAGAAAGTCGCTCGACTCTTGGATTTTTTCTTCCAGGGTCTGTTGCACCGACGGGGTGGCGGTAAATTTTTCCGTGGCGTCGGCGACGCCGTTCAGGGCAGCGACCTGCTCCAGGTAGGCGGCGAACAGGACGCGGGTATCGTTGCGCATGGGGTCGGGCTCCGGGTGTCTGGGCGGTCGGCTGGTGGTGGGTGATTAGCAGTCGGTCAGCTGCGCGCCGCTGCCGCCGGTGGCGGCAGGCCGCGCGCGGTGGTGCGGATCCTGATCCTTGTCCCACGCGGCTTGCAGGGCGCCGAACTGACCGGCCAATGCCTGGTGCGCGCTTTGCAGGGCGGTCAGCGCGGCAGCCGATACCTGGGCTGCGGTCTCGGCGGCTGTGACGCGATCGACGAGGCCGCGTTGGTGTTCGGCCAGTGCCTCGACGGCCTGGGCGGCGTCGGTCAGACGGGCGTCGGTGGCGGCGGCTTTATCACCACTCCGGGCCAGCAGGTCTTTGATCCGCGTGAGCAGGCCGACGGTCTTGTCCTCCGGACCGGCGGCGAAGTCGAGATCCATTTCGACTGCCTCTGAGATCAGGTTCTCCGGCGATTGCTTACGCGCGGCCAAGGGATTTGCACTGGCGCCCGACGCGAAGGCGAGCATTTCGACTCCCAAACTGGCCGGGCTGTCCGTGACGGCCAGTCCGACCAGGTATGCCTGGCCGGTCTTGGCAAAGTTCGGGTCCACCTCCATCGAGCTGTAAACCTTCTGCCGCGCTTTGGCCATCGCGACCAGGTCCGGGGTCGGATCGATCTGGGCGAACAGGCCGAGCTTGCCGTCCTCGACGTCCTGGGCCTTGAGTGCTACGACGTCGCCGTAGGCCCGGAACGGGCCATCCGGAAGGGTGCCGCGGATGTGCTCCAGGTTTATCCGGGCGCCGAAAATCTTCGGGTCGTAGCTCTTGGCCATCTGTGTGATCCAGTCGCGCGAAATAACGCGGCCGTCGGTGGTGGCCCCTTCGGTGGCGATGCGGAAGAACTTCATGGGCGGGCTTTCCTTTCTGGTCCGGGCGCACTGGCGGTAGGGATACGCAGCAACGGTAGGCGGGCGGCCAAGGGCCAGCAACGCGGCGCGGTTGTGCAGCCGCCCGCTACAACGCAGGCGCCGCTTGGCTCGCCGCGCGATGGGCAAGCATTGGCCCATGCAACACACCAACATCGAAATCCCGGAGAGTGCCCGCCAGTGGGAGCCACGGCGCAAGGCGCGCGCGCTGTTCTGGCAGGGCTGGCGGCTGACGCATATTGCCGAGCTGCTGGGCGTGAACATCAACACCCTCAAGGGGTGGAAGATGCGCGAGAAGTGGGAGGATATGGCGCCCATTGATCGCGTGGAATGCGTGCTCGAGACGCGCATGGTCCAGCTGATAAACAAAGACGACAAAGACGGCCGAGATTTCAAAGAATTGGACCTGCTCGGGCGCCAGGTGGAGCGCATGGCCAGGGTGCGGCGCTTCGGCCAGGATGGCGGCAACGAGACGGACCTGAACCCGCTGGTAGCAAATCGCAACGCGAGGAAAAAAAAACCGGTCGAGAAGAACGCAATCAGCGATCAAGAAGAACAGCAGCTAATAGACGCCTTTCAGGACGGTCTGTTCGGCTATCAGCGGGCGTGGTTCGACGTTCTGCACACTGAGCGGATTCGCAACATACTGAAAAGCCGACAGATCGGCGCAACGTTTTATTTCGCACGCGAAGCGTTGATTGATGCCTTGGCGACTGGACGGAACCAAATATTCTTGTCTGCCAGCAAGGCACAAGCGCATGTGTTCAAACACTACATTCTTCAATTTGTGCGCGACGTGGTTGGTATCGAGCTAACCGGCGACCCGATTGTTCTGCCGAACGGCGCAACGCTGTATTTCCTCGGCACCAATGTTCGCACGGCTCAGAGCTATCACGGCAATCTATATCTAGATGAATACTTTTGGATCCAGCGATTTCAGGAATTCAGGAAAGTTGCAAGCGGAATGGCGATCCACAAGCAGTGGCGTCAGACGTATTTTTCGACGCCGTCCAGCATCACGCACGATGCGCATCCCTTTTGGTCTGGCGCGCTATTCAACAGGGGCCGAACGAAGGAAGAACGCGCCACCATAGACACGTCGCACAACGCTCTGGCCGCCGGTCTGCATTGCGCGGATGGGCAATGGCGGCAAATTGTGACGGTCGAAGACGCGGTAGCCGGCGGGTGCAATCTGTTCGACTTAGCCCAGCTACGGCTGGAATACAGCCCGGACGAGTTCTCGAATCTTCTGATGTGCGAGTTCATCGACGACACGGCGTCGGTGTTTCCGCTGGCGGTGATGATGCGCTGCATGGTGGACACGCTCGAAATTTGGGACGATTTCAAGCCCTACTCGACCAGGCCGTTCGGCGCGCGGGAGGTGTGGCTAGGCTACGACCCGACTGTTTCGGGCGACAATGCCGGATGCGCTGTGCTGGCCCCGCCGGCGGTATCCGGAGGAAAGTTCCGGGTACTGGAGCGCCACCGCTGGAAGGGTATGGACTTTGCCGCCCAGGCCGACGCCATCAAACGACTGTGCGACCGCTACCGCGTGACCTACATAGAGATCGACACCACTGGCATCGGCACCGGAGTCCACCAACTGGTGCGTCAGTTTCGGCCGGATGCCGTGGGCCGTGTGTATTCCCCGGACGTCAAGATGCGGCTGGTCATGAAGGCCATGGACGTGATCGCCAAGGGGCGGTTCGAGTTCGACGCCGGCGATAAAGACCTGGTGCAAGCGTTCATGTCCATCCGCAAGACGATGACGGCCAGCGGCCGGCAGGTGACGTTTCAGGCCGGTCGATCAGAAGAAACCAGCCACGCTGATATAGCCTGGGCATGCATGCACGCCCTAGCGAACGAACCACTTGAAGGGTCTACAGCGACCAACACCAGCATCATGGAGATTTACTGATGGGTATTGCCGAAGCGTTTACCTTTGGCGATCCCGTGGCGGTACTCGACCGCCGCGAGGTCCTAGATTATCTGGAATGCCTGAGAATGGGCAAATGGTACGAGCCGCCGATCAGCTGGGATGGACTGTCCCGATCATTTCGAGCGGCGGTCCACCACAGTTCGCCCATCTACGTCAAACGAAACATCCTCGCGAGCACGTACCGTGGCAGTGCCATCCTGACACGGGCGGACTTCTCGCGGTTTGTCCTCGAGTATCTTATATTCGGCAACAGCTACCTGGAGCGCCTCGACTCGCGCAGCGGTAAACTGATCTCTCTGCGGCCGGCGCCGGCCAAATATGTGAGGCGCGGGCTTGACATGGCGAGCTATTGGTTCGTCAAGGGATGGAAGGACGCGCATGAATTCCGGCGCGGGTCTGTGTTTCACTTAATGGAGCCAGATATCAACCAAGAAATCTACGGATTGCCCGAATATCTGTCTGCGCTCAATGCCACATGGCTGAATGAGTCCGCCACACTGTTTCGCCGTCGCTATTACAAAAACGGCAGTCACGCAGGATTCATCTTGTACATGACCGACGCCGCACAAAGCGAGACCGATGTCGACGCCCTACGCACGGCGCTGAAGGAGTCAAAAGGGCCGGGCAATTTCCGAAACCTATTCATGTACGCGCCAAACGGCAAAAAGGATGGAATCCAGATCATCCCGGTCGCTGAGGTCGCGGCAAAAGACGAGTTCTGGAACATCAAAAACACCACGCGCGACGACCAGCTCGCAGCCCACCGAGTGCCGCCGCAGCTGATCGGCGTCATCCCGGCCAACGTTGGTGGGTTCGGCGATGTGGCCAAGGCGGCCGCCGTGTTCGCGCGCAATGAGGTACAGCCGCTACAGGCCCGCATGCTCGAAATCAATGACTGGCTCGGCGAGGAAATAATTCGCTTCGACCCCTATGTGATCCCCGGCGCCGACGCCCAGGCCGCCCAGACGATCATGTAGCCGCCAGCGGCGCCCTCCAGGGCGCCCGCCTCGACACAGCCGCCCTCGGGCGGCTTTTTTTCGTCCCAACGCCCGTATCCGAAGCCGGCCGCGACCTGGCGCGCGCGCTCGTGCCCCCTCCAC